GTGAATGCTGCGCCGCTTGAATATGTAGAGCGCGTCACGGGTAGCGAATATGCCCGTTATCAGGTCGCCATCATCCGCGTCTATGTCTATCGTCACGGCGCTTGTGTCGAGTCCTGCCGTGACTGTCCAGTCTTCGGGATCGCCGAGTACGCTGCCCCATATCTGGTTTGGTTCCGACGCTGAGACAAGCCACAAGCGGTTCTCCCAGACTTCCAGGTACTTCGCTTTGGGCGGACTGCCGCCGAGCGCCGCAGCGGTGGACGTGGCGTCCACCTTTACCGGGTTATCGCCTGACGTGGCTTTATTCGCGCCTATGGCTATGCCGTCGAATGTCACCCAACTCCAGAATGTGTCATCCGGCAGCGTAAGCGCGCCGCTGAGCGTGGTTAGCCCGGTTCCGTTGGTTTCGATCAGGCGTAATGTTGTGCCGGTGGTAAAGAGAATGCCGATCTCGCCCGCTTCCGTCGTGTAGTAGTGCAGGGAAGTAATGCGGTCGGAGAATGTGTCGGCTGATAGCTGAGTAGCGCCGCGGCGGGTTGAGAGGTTGCCGTTATCGTCAAACTCGAAGTTCAGCAGGTCTTGTACTTCCGCGTCCTGTATTTCCGTCGGCGGCACGGCGGTATTTATGCCCAAGCGGAAGTCGGGTACACGTAGCGTCTGAATGCCGGAGTTGTCGAGGTTCGATGATGCGGCCATAGTCCATGACTAAATGTTCGGGTTGTTGTAGTGCGCCGGGTCGAATTGCGCCTGTGGCCTGCCGCCGCCTCTCGGCAGGTCGTTATATTGCTGCTGCGTGACGGCGTTGACTTTTCGTTTCTCGCGCACCGCCAGATTGCTTAGCAGGGCGTTGTATAGCTTCCGCTGTTCCTGCGCGCGATCGAGCATGCCGTCAAGTTCGTACAGTTCAGCTTTCACGTAGCGCCGAATGAGCGGCAGGAATTGTTCGAGGACAGGGATAACCTGCGCCGTCGTCACTTCCGACGGGTGGAAGTAGTAATACTGTTCTATTTCAAGCGCCTCATCGGGCACCGGGGCGAGGCGGAATTGATAGAGGACATCGGACCCGGAGACTAAGATTCCGTCCTCTATCCATACCCGCGCCCGCCCCGATTCTTCGAGCATGGCCATAGCCCGCGCCGCTTCCTGCGTTCCCCACAGCCACAGCGGTTGCCCTGTGTCGGTGTAGCGCAGTTGTTCAATGTCGCGCCCGCCTGTGGGCAACTGATAGACAGCCGTGCCCGCGACGGTCGAGAACGTGTCGCGCGTGCGGAACATGTTGTAATTTGTCGTTATCGCTATCTCGTCCAGCGCGTCGTTAATGCGTTTCTCAACGCGAGAGACAAAGCCCGCGTCATCCGTGGACTTTTCCATTTCCTGCAAGATAGCGATAGCTTCAGAATTTGGTGTCGCCAAAACGCCTCCTTACAGTCGCGGATTCTCAATAAAGCCTTCAGGCAGCGGACGCTGCGCGCGGGCTGCTCTCATTTGTTCAGCCGTTCGGACATTTGCATTACCGGCGCTTACGGCGTGGCGCGTTGACTTGTGCTGCCGCAAGTCCAGCAGCAGCCGTTCGCGCATTGTCATGTCGCCGTACATCATGTCTTCGGGCACTTCGTCCCACCCCGTCTTGAATCCGCGCTCTTTCGCCACGTCCAAACCGCAAGCCCCGCCCTTGCCGTGCAATGCGTCTTCCGTGCACATTGAGGGCGTCAGCGGTTCCCATGAACTGGTGACGGTTTGAATGTTCGGGCGTTCGTGCGGGTCAATGACGCGCTTGATAAAGACTACGCCCCGCGCTTCGCGTTCCCGTCTCAGGGCGTCCGCTTCCTCCGCCCGCAGTTTGTTTTCGTGGTCTTTCCTGATTTGGTCTATTCGCGCCTGTTCTTCTTCCGGCGTCGGCGCGATAGCCGCAGCGTCCTTGCGCCGCTTTTGTTCTACATAACTCATTGCCATACGCGCCCCCTAGTACATGCTGCGGGCTTTCTTTTTGCCCATCTTCCCAGCGCCGCTGGCGTGTCCGCCGCCGCGGGTTGAAAACAGTTTGTTATTCGTGGCGACTTCACCCACCCGGCCCGGCTTCTGCGCCCCGGCGCGCGGGATGGACATGAGCTTGTTGTTCGTCTTGAGTTGGGAACTGAGGTTGGGTTTCCCCTGTTTCATTGGCATGGTTGTTCTCCTATGGTTTACGGCCTTCTAAATTCAAAGACACTTCGAGCGACGAGCAGTCCTGCGCGTCCGGCTTCCAGCGCCGCACGTCCACCAGTCCCGCCCCTTCGAGAAGCGCCCGTAGTTTGTCTTCATTGAATAGCGTCTTATGAAAGTCGTCGGCGTCCACCTGCCCGCCAAAGAGGTATGCTTCCAGCATCCAGTTATTGCGCTGCCCGTTCGAATAGGCTTTGTGTATCCAGTCGAAGTCAGGCACGGCAATTTTCAGCCGTCCGCCCGGCTTGAGAACCCGCGCCCATTCCTTGACTATCTTCCCGACTTCTCTATGCGGGAAGTGTTCAAGCAGGTGAGACGCGCGCACCTCGTCAACGCTGCTATCGGGATAGTCGCCCAGCGGGTAGGCAGAGAAGCCGTTCTTGATATCGCGGTTCTGGTAGCCGTCAAGCGGCAGAGCGCCCGCGCCGAGGTTCAGTTTGACGCTTGTCGGGGTATCGGCCAGCCGTGGCGCTAGTTCGTTCGTGACGCAAATGAGGTTGACTTGTGTCCGGCAGATCGCCTCATAGCACTTCCCATTGGCGAGCCTCTGTATCGCCGTCAGCCCCGCCTGCCCGGTTCCGTCGGGTTCAGGGATAAAGCCTGAGTCGTCGCCCGGCTTAAACTCGATCAACACCACTCGTGGCCGGTGATAAACAAGACTGTTCCACAGGTGGTAGTCCTGCCCGTCCACGTCAATAACCATCAGGTCGAGGTCTTCCGGCGCGCCCACGCGCTTGAGAATGTCGTCAAGACTATTGCCCGGCTGGGTACTCACCTTCTCATGGACGCAGTGTACTTTCTCATTCCCCGCGTATCGTTCAAGCAGCTTGCCGAATGCCTCGTCGTCGGCTTCGATGAGTACCGCGTTCCAGCCTTCCTCTATCAGCTTGCGCGTATTGGAAAAGAACATCCCATCCGACGCGCCGACTTCAAGACACCACTTGTTTTCCGTACCGAGACGCTGAAATACCGCCTCCAACATTGCGTCCTCGCCGTGCTGGCTGGTGTGGTTGTAGAGCTTCACGGACTGAACAAAGTCCGAGTAGGGCGGGGTGTCGTCTGCTTTAGGCGCTGGCGGCGCGCCCATATCCGGCCTGCCGTACTTATAGAAGTCCCCAACGGACTGGCGCGCCACTTGAAAGTCTTCAGCCGGCCAAAGGATGTCTTCGTCTATGTGGCCAATGCGAACGCCAGTGGCCAGCGCGGCAACGTTCCCGGCTTCGTGGAAGACGCGCCAGAAGTACATATCGGCGTCTTCTTTCCCGTCTTCCCATTCACCGTCGGCGTTCGGTTGTTCCCAGAACCACGGTTTCGGCGTCTTCTTCAGCGCCTCCACCTTGAGAATGGTTAGCCCGAAATGGCCGGAAGCGCATGGCGTCATCTCGTTTTTGAACAGATGTCGGGGGGCAATGTGTAAAGCCCTGCCCTCATCGTCTCTCAGTCCCAATAGCAGCGCGTCCACACCCCCGCGTTTGACTTGCCACGGAAAGATAGCGTCCGCGTCCGGGTATCGAGCCGCCAGCCCAAGCAGCGCCGTCAGTTCGTTGCGGCTGAAAATAGAGTCATAGTCAATGGTGATGACGTAGTCGCAGCCCTGCTCTATCAGCATGTTTATGCCGCGTTGCAGGCAAGCGCCCCATGAATAGCCCGTCATCTTCAGCACCGGAATATTCATGCCGTCGAACGCTTTATGCAGTTCGCCCCAATGCGCGGTGAATGCCAGACGGGGAACCGAGGTAACAGCGCCCACTCGGACTTCGCGCCGTTCCCCGGTTTCCGCGTCTTCAAACACAAGGTTTTTAACCTGAAAGTCCGGCATTAGTAGATCAGCACCTCAGCGGTTCCTGCGGCGCTTGCCGTGTCGACCGCGCTGATTCGGACACCACCGATGGCCGCGATCACGTCA